GACATCTAGATGATATAGATATAAGTAAACTACCTGCTGAAGTTAGAAGAGAACTATTACAACTAGATGTCTCGATTGCAGAAAAAGAAATACAAAACAAAGCTAAGAATGACTTCATGTCCTTTGTCAAAGCTGTGTGGCCCGAGTTTATAGAGGGACCGCACCACAGAGTCATAGCACAAAAATTTAATGACCTTGCAACTGGTAAAATTACCAGACTGATTGTCAACATGCCTCCACGTCATACGAAATCAGAGTTTGCATCGTTCTTGTTACCAGCGTGGATGGTGGGCCGTACCCCTAAGTTAAAGATAATCCAAGCGACTCACACAGGAGAACTAGCCGTAAGGTTTGGTCGTAAGGCTAAAACACTAATTGATAGTGAGGATTATAAAAAAATATTTGATACAACACTCAGAGAAGACTCTCAGGCTGCAGGACGTTGGGAAACTGCCCAAGGTGGTGAGTATTTTGCAGCTGGTGTTGGTGGTGCGATCACGGGCCGTGGTGCGGACTTATTGATTATTGACGATCCACACTCGGAGCAAGACGCAATGTCAGCCAGCGCCTTTGATAATGCTTATGAATGGTACACATCAGGACCAAGACAACGTCTTCAACCTGGTGCAAAAATAGTTTTAGTTATGACAAGGTGGAGTAAAAAAGATTTAACAGGAATTTTATTAGATAATCAAAAAGATGTTAAGGGTGATCAGTGGGAAGTGGTGGAATTTCCGGCGATCTTGGACCACGGATCTAAGAAAGAACCGGTGTGGCCACAATATTGGAAACTAGATGAACTTGAAAAAGTAAAAGCTACACTTCCGGTTGGAAAATGGAACGCACAATGGATGCAAAAGCCAACTTCTGAAGAAGGAGCACTAATTAAACGTGAATGGTGGAAAACTTGGGACAAAGATTATCTTCCAGATTGTCATTACGTCATTCAAAGTTACGATACTGCGTTTTTAAAAAAAGAAACAGCCGATTTTAGTGCAATTACGACGTGGGGAGTGTTTTATCCAAACGAAGATGCAAAACCAAATTTAATTTTGCTAGATTCTGTAAAAGATAGGTTTGAATTTCCAGAATTACGTCGACAAGCGTTAGAACAATATCAATATTGGAATCCTGACATGGTAATCGTTGAGCAAAAAGCATCGGGTACACCCCTAACTCATGAATTACGTCAAATGGACATTCCAGTGATGACTTTTACGCCAAGTCGTGGTAATGATAAGCACGTACGAGTAAATTCTTGTGCACCACTGTTCGAAGCTGGCATAATTTGGGCTCCTGACAGAAAATTTGCAGAAGAAGTCATTGAGGAGTGTGCATCATTTCCATATGGCGATCATGATGACTTAGTCGATAGTATGACTATGGCCGTTATGCGATTCAGGCAGGGAGGTTTCCTACCCCATCCAGAAGATTATGAAGACGAAAAGTCAGAACCTAGGATTATGGAGTATTATTAATGTCGGCAGTAAAAATTATACAAGCTTATGCAAAAAAATCACTGACCAAGAACCAAGGTTCAGGGATTACAACTTTGCCAAGTCAATTTATGGCTGAATCAAAAGCTGGAGAAATTGCAGCTATATTACAACAAGCCGGAATGCCGTTACAACAATTAGATAATTTTATTAGATCAGAAGCAGATCTAGTAAAATTTTTAAATATAATTAAAAATGCAAACAAACCTAGAGTTATTCCAGGAACAAGTGCTGAAGGCAAAGCTATTACAGAAAAATTATTTGGTAAAAAAGGTGAGGTTGTAGATTTTCCACAAAAAAGAAGTTTTAAAGAAGAAATAGACGCCATGAGAAAAAGTGGCGACATTGTAGATGAAAAAGACATGGTGATTAGTGATAAGATTACAGACAGAGAGATGTTTAAGAATTCTAATTTAAACAAAGAACCTATTAGTGAAAAATTTATAGATTATACAATTCAAGACATAAATAAAAAAGAACCTCTTGAAGGTATGAAAATTGCAAATAAAATTATTAAAAGAGAAGGTGAATTTAAAGATTTAACAGAAGCACAATCAAAAAGAATATTAAAAGAAACTGATGATCATCTTACAGGTAAAGATATAGATTATGATCCAGAAGATTTTTATGCTAAAGGCGGACGTATTAGTCGTGGTGGCGGCGGTACTATGGGTGCATCTGACAGAGGTTATCAAGGTGGAGGAAGAGACTCAAAAGGTAGTGTTTCTGGTACTGCTCCTGGTGCAGCTCCAGGACCAGGTGGAGATGGACCACCACCAAGAGTAACAAATAATCCACCACCGAAATCTGTATCAGAAACTGTAGGAATAGAAACTGTAATTGAAAACGATATTAATCCTAATAAATTTAAGAATTATTTAGCTGCAAACAATAAATTTAATTTACAAAATTATTTAGACTTTCAAAACCAATTTAATCTGCTTGATACAAATAAAACATATGACGAATATATAGAAATGATGGATAACGACGAAACATTAAATGTGTTTCAAGAAGACGATATGAATAAAAAAAGCCAAGAAATTTTACAACAATTTGATTTTGAAAAACCTTATAATGAAAAACCAGGAATTTTTATAAATCCTGAAGAACGTAGATATAAAATGGCTGCAAAAACAGGCGGACGTGCAGGATTCTATACAGGTGGTATCACAGATGTAGAACCGAGTCTTGATGACATTGGCCACGGTGCAGATGCAATGAATGCAAGAACTAGATTAATGTCACCAGGTAATCAAGCAACTACTTCTACAGGATTAAATTATTTATTAGCTGAAGATAATGACAACATGAGAATTCCATTTAGTGCAGGTGGTGGCGGAAGACGTGCGTTCTTAAAATTAATGGCATCAATAGGTGGTTTAACAGCAGCAGCTAAATCTGGTATACTAGGACTTGGTGAAGGCACAACTAAAAAAGCTATTACAGAAACTGTAAAACAATCTGCAGGATCAGGAACACCTCCTCCGTACTTCTTTAAGCTAGTAGAAAAAATTAAAACAATGGGTGACGATGTAACTGTAGGTTCTTCAACAATGCCAAGACAAAAAGTTACACGATACAAAGATTATGAATTAACAGAAAATGTTGCAACAGGTAGTAAAGAAATAAAAAAAATTGGAATCGAAGACGACATGATAACTAAAAATGAATATATGACATACACAAAAGGTCAAGCTGATGAAACTACAAAAGGTAAAAAACCAGCAGATGATTATGAAGAAGTTACAGAAGTTAATTCTAGAATTTACAAAGATAACTATAATGACCCTAATTACGAGGATGGAATTGAATTAAAAGAAATTTTAGAAGAGGTTGGTGAAACTGTAACTAAAAAAGCAGACGGCGGTCGTATTGGTTTTAGAGTTGGTGGTTCAGGTAAAAAATTTATAGAAAAAATATTTGGTAAAGGCAGTCTTGATGTTATGAAATCAAGAGATCCTGAATTGCACAAAGGAATGTTAGAAGTTGTAGAGATGTTTAGAAACAGAGACAAAGAAGGTTTAAAAATGTATTTACAAAAGTTCTTGCCTCACATGGATGATGAAACGATTGAAGCGTTTATAGTAGGTGATGCTGTTGATGCTGCTGGCCAAGGAAAGTATGGTCTTGATAATATACAAGGTCAACTGATTAGACTTGGTAGTGGTAGAGATTATGCAGGTAAAATAAAAATGGTAAAAGACGCTGAGAACATGAGAGCATTAGATAAGTTAGATGTTACAGATCGTAAACCAAACGCATCAGGCGGTCTACAAACCATGTTAGGGGAATAATGGACGACATACTTAGTCAGATCATAGCCTACGCTCCAGATCGAATAGACACGGAAACAAAAGCAAGAGCCATGGTCCAAGGACCACGGAACATGAATCAAGGTGGACGTATTCCGTTTGATAATGGTGGTGATGCTTTTAAATTAAAAAAATTACAAGAAGATTATGATAACTTTGGAAAAAAAGAATTAAACAAAGCAGCAAAGACTTTAGGTTTTAAAAACTACGAGTCTATGTCGGGCGTAGAAAATTCTAATTTTAGAAGAAAAATAAAAAGAGAATTAAACGAATACGGTGAAGTATTAACTAGAAAAGAATCTGACATAAGAGGTAGAAAAAAAAGAATTAAAACTGAACAAGATATTCAAATAAAATTATTAGAAGAAACAAATAAGAAAAAATTTTTTGATCCTGAAAAATTTGCTAAAGCAAATAAAATTTCAATGAAACAGTTAAAAGATGAAGCTAGAAAATTAAGAAATAATATCTACGATAAAAGAATGTTGGTTTCAGGTAAAGAAATGAGATCTACTTTAGAATGGATACCCGATGATTTAAAACAAGCAGATAATACATTAAATAAACTATGGAAATCTAAATTAATTGCAAACGATAGAGGTAAAATAGAAAATTTATTTTATGATGCGTTTGGTAATCCAGATTCTCCAACCTTTAATCCTAAAAAACATTTAGCAATAAGAAATAATTTAACAGAATATTATCAATTAAGAGATGCCATAAAAGCAAAATATCCAAATATTAATTTAGCATTAGATCATCCTTTATCTAAATCTAGTTTAAAAAATTTGTTTAATGCATCAGCAGATCAATTAACAAGAGTTAATCCTTTAGAATTTGATCTTAACAATGGTTTTAAAGATTCATTGTCACAACAATATGAGTTATCTGTAAAAAATAAAAATGCTAATCAAAAAAAAGCTGTAGAAAAAATAGCAAAAGATTTAAAAATAAATATTGGAAAAATAAACAAAGATGCAACCAACTTTAATTATGGTGTTAAAGAATTTCAAAAATTAAACATGAAAGATGAGATATTAAAAGCTGTACAAAATCAAGCAGATCTTAGTTCTAATTTTAAAAATTACGTTAAACAAAATCCTGATTTGTTTAAAACTGCAAACATTAATACAAATACAAACATAACTAAAGTTACACAAAAACAAGTAAAACAAGTTGCATCTTTATTAGAAAAACTAGGTTGTGGTAAATCTGCTGGTGGTAGAATTATGTTTGGAGAAGGCACGTCATGTGCGATCAAAGGTAGAGAAATTATAGAAAAAGGATTAAAGAACGGATTTAAAAATAAAAATCAACAAGTATTAGCAGAAGGTATTTTAAAATCAGGTAGATTTTTAAAAGACGCTGCATCGCTTAGAGGTTTGTTTGGTCCTGCAGCTTTAGCATTTACTGTAGCAGCAGAAGCAGGGTTAGTTGGTTATGATATGTTAGCAAGCGGTAAGTCATTTAGAGAAGCGGTTGGTGACAGTGTATTTAATTATGCATTAGGTGATAAAACTAAAATAGATTCTGTGGAAGAAAGAGACAAAAGAATGGTAGCAGAAGGTATGACTTCAGAGCAGATGGGTAAAATAAAATACTTTGAATCTATGATGGATGATATGCAAACAGGTTTTAGTAATTATGATAATATAAAAAACTTAGAGAAAAAAATTGAAGAAAACACATTAAACCAACAAGTTAATCCACAACTTTTTCCAGATCAAGCTTTTCAATTAGAAACTCAACTAGCTAAAGCACAAGCCGAAAATCAAGATTATTTTAGAACCAACAGAGTAGGTGAATTAGAAAATTACTTTACACTTAAAGAAGACGGAACAACTCCTTTTGCACAAGGAGCATCAACTTTAGAAGAAGGATTAAGAAGAAATGAACTTGCACAGAAACAGTCTGTAAATAATCCTCTAGAAGGACCAATATCTGAAAAAAAAAGATCTGCAAGAATACGAGAACTTATGTTACAAAACCCAGATGTAAAAAATTATATGAATTCAATATCAAGTAACTACGGATTTATGGAAGGAGGCATAGCTAGTTTAAATGTCAAAAAATAGAAAACCAACAAACAAGAAACCAAGTTTAGCACAAAAGATGCAAGCTAACCCTGGTTTTAAATGGTGGGCAGTGCCACCTAAAAAAGGACCATTATCACAAGGGTTGAAATTACCACCAAAACAAGTTAAGAAAGTCTAGGAGAAAATATATGGCAGATATAGATAAGTCTCTCCCTAACGATAAACGACCTGAAGAAGTTGCAGAAGAGGTTAACGTTGAGGAGATTTTAGAGACAGGAAAAGGACCAATCGAAGTTACAGAAGATGAAGAAGGGGCTACAATTGATTTTGACCCTAGCGCAATGCCTGCACCTGAAGAAGGTGATTTTTTTGCAAACCTAAACGAATTACTTCCAGAAGAAGATACTGATGCCATGGGTAGTCAGTTACAACAAGACTACATGGAATATAAAACTTCTCGTAAAGAATGGGAGAGAGCATATATTACTGGTCTTGACTTATTAGGATTTAAATACACAAACAGAACAGAACCTTTCCAAGGAGCATCAGGTGCAACTCACCCTGTGCTAGCTGAAGCTGTTACACAATTCCAAGCACTAGCTTATAAAGAATTATTGCCTGCAGATGGACCCGTTAGAACAATGGTAATGGGTAAATCAGATCCACAAAAAGAAATGCAAGCACAAAGAGTTAAAAATTTTATGAACTACCAGATCATGGATCAGATGAAAGAATATGAAGCTGACTTTGATCAAATGTTATTCTACTTACCTCTCGCAGGTTCTACTTTTAAAAAAGTTTATTATGATGATTTATTGGGACGAGCAGTTTCTAAGTTTGTTCCAGCAGATGACTTAATTGTTCCGTATACGGCTACCTCATTAGACGATGCAGAATCAGTCATCCACGTTGTCAAGATGTCAGAAAATGAATTAAGAAAACAGATGGTATCTGGATTCTATTCTGACATCGAGTTGACAAAACCAACAGATGCAAACACAAATGAATTAGAAGAAAAAGAGAGAGAAGTAGAAGGACTTACAAAATCCCAAAGAGTAGAAGCCATGTATACAGTTCTAGAATGCCACGTTAATCTAGACTTGGAAGGTTTCGAAGACCTTGGCCCCGACGGAGAGCCAACGGGAATAAAATTACCTTACGTCGTAACAATCGAAGAAGGTAGTAGGAGAGTTTTGTCTATTAGACGAAACTTTGCGCCCAATGATCCAAAGAAAAATAAAATCCAATATTTTGTCCACTTCAAGTTTCTGCCAGGACTAGGATTTTATGGCTTAGGATTAATTCATATGATTGGCGGATTGAGTCGTACTGCAACTGCGGCTCTCCGTCAGTTATTAGATGCAGGGACGTTATCAAACCTACCAGCAGGATTTAAGCAAAGAGGTGTCAGAGTAAAAGATGATGCCGCAAATATACAACCAGGAGAATTTAAAGATGTTGACACTCCAGGTGGTAACCTAAAAGATGCTTTCGTATTCTTAC